GCACGGAATTTTCTCTCCAAAGGTGGGAAGAGCACCGAGACCGCGGGATCAAGCCGAGATGGCACTCGGGCTTCGGCGGATCACTCCAGGATCGAGTCGCGTTCCTCCGCGGCGCTGAGCTCTACGGCCTACGCTTCGACGCCGACGCCCCTCTCGACGAGAAGAACGTCATCAAGCCGCAGCAGCTCGCGATCGTCGACACGCTCTCGAGCGGACTTGACGCCTACGCGATCGAGGTTCCCCGCCGAGCCTCCAAGACGACGTCGATCTTCTGCCTCCTGCTCGGACGGTGCGCCACGATCCCCGGCTACCAGGTGACGTTCTCCGCACAGTCGGGCGTCGCGGGCTCGCGCAGGCTCCGCGAGTGGAAGACCCGGCTCGACCTCGTCAACCCGCCCGACGACCAGGACCTCCCGCCCTGGCTCCGCGGCCGGCGGCGCGCGCAGCCCTCGCGCCAGCTCGCCCTCTTCGGGGAGGAGCTCGTGCCGGAGGTCGCGCCGAGCCGTCGCGGCTTCCGCGTGCTCATGGGCGAGGTCGGCAAGGGCATCTACTTCGAGAACGGCTCCCAGTTCCTCGTGCTCAAGCCCGACGCGAGCGCCGTCCGCGGCGAGGCGGCCGACGCAACCTGGCTCGACGAGGCACAGGAGATCGACCCCGAGGACGGCGACGAGCTGCTAGCGGGCCTGCTCCCGCTGCAGGACACGAAGCCCGGCGCGCACACCATCGTCTCCGGCACGACAGGCGAGGCCCGCGTCGGCCCGTTCTGGAACTACATCAACCGCCTCCGCTCCGGCGACCCCGACGTCGGCGGCATGGACTACGCCGCGCCCGAGGACACTCCGTGGGAGATCGTCGAGGACGAGGAGGCCGCGCTCGCGCTGCTCGAGCAGGTCCACCCCGGCATCGGCACGCTCACCACGACCGAGAAGATGCGCAAGAACTACCGCGGCATGGCCCGCCCCCAGTGGGCGCGCGAGTACCTGTCGCTCTGGCCGGAGACCTTCGGCGCCCGCGTGATCCCCGACGAGCTCTGGGCCGCGAACGGCCGACAGACGAAACCCCCCATGCCGCCGCGCGTCGCGTTCGGGCTGTCGATCAAGCCCGGCGGCTCGAGCGCCGCGATCTGCGCAGCCTGGCGCAACGCGAAGGGCATCGCCTACGTCGAGGTCGTCGCGCACCAGTCCGGCACCCTCTGGCTGCCGAAGCGCATGCAGGAGCTCACGACGAAGTACCGCGGCTCGACGGTCGCCTACGACAACATCGCCGAGGGCTCCGCGACCGCGACCGAGAGCGAAGCCCTGAGCCCCCGCCCGCGCCTGCGCGTGCAGACGTACCGGGAGACCGCGGCCGGATGCGTGCAGTTCATGCGCGAGCTCGAGCGCGGCAACCTCCGCCACTCGCACCAGCTCGGCCTCGACGCCGCAGTCGCCGCCGCCGGCCGACGCGAGACCCGCGGCGACCAAGGCGTCTGGCTCTGGACCCCCGCCGAGCACGGAGCCGACATCACCCCGCTCGACGCCGCGACGCGCGCTCTCCGCAACTGGGACCAGCACCACGCCCGCCGCAACCCTGCAGTAACCGGCCCGATCATGGGGGACTAGACATGCCCACGAAGCTCGACGTCTCCGAGTCCTCCGGGGTCCTCGTCACCTGCACCGACTGCCCCTGGTGGTTCGCGTTCGCCTGGACCATCGTCAAGGGTCACGACGTCGCCGTCGACCACCAGGACCGCGTGCATCCTGGCACCCGCCAGGCGGAGTTCACGCGCGCGAGCTTCCAGCGACGACACGAGACACGCCGACTCGCTGAGAATTGAACACACTCGTCGGGATGCTTCTCACATGGGACTTCTCGATCTCCTCAAGGGCGGCACCGGCGTGCCCCGCCCCCAGGACATCCTGTCGCCCTACGCCTCGACCGAGAGCCTCAACCCGATCGTCATCGCCGACTGGCTCGGCTCCGACTTCCTCAACTCGCTCCCGCTCTCGCGGGCAGAGGCGATGGGCATCCCGGTCGTGTCGAAGGCACGCAACCTGCTCATCTCGACGATCGCGAAGTTCCCGCTCCGCGCGCTCCGCGGCGACGAGCTCCTCCCGCCCGAGAACCAGCCGCGCTGGATGTACTCCTCGCCCGCCGACAACCCCGTCACCCCCTACGACCGGATGGCCTGGACCGTCGACGACCTGATCTTCTACGGCGTCGCCCTCTGGTACGTCACCCGCGGCGCAGCCGACCGCAGCGGTCGCGCCGCGATCCTGACCGCCGAATACGTCCCGCACGACTGGTGGAACATCGGCACCGATCCCGAGACAGGCGAGAGCGTCATCCTGCTCAAGGGCGAAGCGATCAAGCCCGAGAACTACATCCTGTTCAACCCCCCGCACGAGGGCCTGCTCAACATCGCGACACGCACGCTCCGCGGCGCGATGGACACCGAGAAGGCCTGGACCGGCCGCGCCCGCAACCCGATCCCCCTGATCGAGCTGCACCGCGTCGAAGAGGGCGACCTCACCGCCGAGGAGATCAAGGCCCACGTCACCGCCTGGTCGCAGGCACGCCGCTCCGAGGACGGCGGCATCGGCTACACGCCGAACGAGCTCGAGATCCGCGTGCACGGCACCGTCGCCACAGACCTGTTCCTCGAGGGACGCAACGCCACCCGCACCGACGTCGGCTCGTTCCTGAACGTCCGCGCAGCCATGCTCGACGGCACGTCCGGCGTCGACAGCCTCACCTACACCACGCGCGACGGCGAGCGGAATCTGTTCTACGAGCTCGACCTCCCGTACTGGACCGACCCGATCGAAGCGCGTCTGTCGATGGACGACGTGCTCCCCTCCGGCCAGCGCGCCCGCTTCGACAAGTACGACGTCGCCAACACGGCGACCACAACCGGCCCCACCGTGGAGGACTGACCATGACCATCATCCAGATCGACGCCGGAACACTCACCGCGTCCGAGGAGAACCGCACCGTCACCGGCCTGCTCGTGCCCTACCACGAGGAGTGCGCGTCGAACCTCGGCAAGTTCACCGTCGCCCCCGGCGCCTTCAAGGTGCCCGCCGACCTCGCCGGCATGAGCCTCAACGTCGAGCACCAGCGCGAGAACGTCATCGGCCAGCCCACCCAGGTCCGCGAGACCGAGAAGGGCATCGTCGCGACCTTCTCCGTCGCCCGCACCCCCGAGGGCGACCGCGCGCTGAACGACATCAAGGCCGGAACCCGCCGGTCGCTCAGCGCCGAGGTCGCCGACGTCATCATCAGCGCCGGCCGCGCGGTCGGCGGGCGCCTGTTCGCCGCTGCGCTCGTCGAGCGGCCCGCTTTCCCCTCGGCCACCCTGCTCGCCTCGGCCCCCAACACCTTCATGGGTGAGGAGGTCGCCAACAGCACCGAGAGCGACACCTTCACCGACGAGGACGGGCAGGTCTGGCGCCGCGTCGAGAGCAACACCACCGACGTCGTCGTCGAGGACGACGGCACGCAGATCACCACGACGACGACCGTTGTCGAGGAAACGCCCTCCACCGAGGAGGACACCAACGAAGAGGAGGCCCCCGTGGGCACCGTTCCGAACACCCTGACGGCCGCCCAGGCGGACGCCACCCCCGCCAGCCTGTCGAAGGTCGTCTCGATCATCGACGGCGTCAAGAAGGGAACCCTCGAGGGCGACACGCTCCTCGCGGCCCTCACCGACATCAAGATCAGCGGCTCCGGCGCGCTCCCCGCCGCCGGCGTACTGCAGCCCGCCTGGCTCGGCGAGCTCTGGAACGGCCGCCAGTACCAGCGGCGCTACATGCCGCTCATCACGAATGGCACCATCCGCGCCCTCGACGAGAAGGGCTTCCGCCTCACCGCAGGCACCGAGCTCGTCAGCAGCTGGGCGGGCAACAAGGCCGCCATCACCAGCCCCGCCTCGCCGACCACGGCCGTCGAGAGCTCGACCCTCGCCAAGTGGGCGTGGGCCGCGGACATCGCCCGGGAGTTCTTCGACCTCCCCGGGGGCGAGGAGGTCATCTCGGCCATGCTGCGCGCCGTCACCGAGAGCTACGCCCGCGTCACCGACAGCTGGACGCTCGAGCAGCTCGTCACCGCCGCCACGGCCAACATCGTGGCGCCGGACACCTACCCGACCGACTACCCGGCCTCGCTCGGTCAGCTCATCCAGGGCATCAGCGCGGTCGAGGACGCGGGCGACACCCCGACGTTCGCGATCGTCAACCAGGCCGCCTGGAGCGAGATGCTCTACACCCCGCGCGACCAGCTCCCCGAGTTCATCAACTTCGCCGTTGCCACCAACGGCGAGGCCTCGGCGGACGGCCGGGTGCGCGTGGTCCGCGGCGACATCGGCATCGACGACACCCCCGCGGTCCTCGTCGGCGCCCGCACCGCCGCGCACGTCAACGAGCAGGGCGGCGGCGCGCCGATCCGACTCGACGCGCTCGACATCGCCAAGGGCGGCGTCGACCAGGCGGTCGTCGGCTACACGCAGTTCATGACCGACTACCCCGACGCGCTCGTCCTCGTCGGCACCGCGGACACGCCGTAACCATCACCACCGACAGGCAGGCTCGATCATGACGTACTACGTGGGCGACATCCCCGCAGAGGACCTCGTGATCGAGCCTGCCCGGAACGGCGAGCCCATCGAGCTCGCCCCGTTCCTCTCGATCGACACCCTCGTCGAACTACGCACCTTCGACGGCGACCTCGTGCCCGCCGACTTCCTCGTCTCGTTCGAGACGGGGGGAGTGGACGACATCGACAGAGTGGTGCTCGAGTGGCCGGCGGAGAGCGTGTTCGCAGCGTCGGGTCTGCACACGCTCTCCGTCACCCTCATCGGTGACCTCGGCGAGCCGCGCGAGCGTCTCGCGCCCGTCTACATCGTCGTGCAGGACGACAACGGCTGGCACACCCTCGACTCCGCCCGGATCGAGTGGCCCGACGCGCAGAGCATCTCGGACATCCGCCTGTTCCAGATGCTCGAGCTCGCCCGCCAGCAGGTCGTCGCCTACGCCCCCGCGCTCGCGGAAGGCGTGCGCCCGCCCTACAACTACCGCGAGGGTCAGCTCATGCAGGCCCGGAACATCCTCAACGCCGGCCGCGCCGAAACAGGCGACGACGGCACCGACACGTTCATGCTCCGCCCGTTCCCGCTCGACTGGATGGTCAAGCAGGTCCTCCGCCCGAAGTCCGTCAGCCCGGCGGTCGGCTGATGGTCGCCCCGCGGCTCGTCCTGCAGCGGAAGATCAAGCCGCTCCTCCCGTCTCGCTGGCTCATCAAGCCGACCTCGGACAAGGCCGACAACGTCGCGACGACCGTGGTCCAGTTCCAGCAGGTCAGCATCGCCAAGCTCCAGCAGGCTCCGCGCGGGAAGCTCGAGATCGAGTTCGTCATGACGATCAAGTCCGGCATGGAGCAGACGCAGGCGGCGGAGAACGACCTCGACGACGACGTGCTCGAGCTGCTCCACGCGCTCAGCGCCTCCAACATCATCTGGCGCGACTGCAACAAGGTCCGCTTCGACAACCAGACCCGGCTCGGCTACGAGCTCACCGTCACCATCACCAGCGATCCCAAGGAGTCCTAATGGCCCTCACTGCCCTCACTCTCGAGGCGTTCGTCGAGTACGAGATCATCTTCGACGGCGGCACCGACGACCACGCCCGCCACGTCGCCTCGTGCGCGTTCGTGCCCTCCGGCGGCTCCGAGCTCCGCTGGAAGGGCGGCACGCCCGACGCGAAGGTCGCCCACCGCACCCTCTCGGACTGGACGTGCCAGATGCGCGTCGCGCAGGACTTCTCCGCCACCGGCCTCGCGAAGTACCTCTTCGACAACGAGGGCGAGACGGTCGCTGTCGCCTTCACGCCCGTCGCGGGCGGCGTCACCTGGTACGCCGACCTCGTCATCGCCGCCCCGCAGATCGGCGGCGACATCGACACCTACGGTGAGTCGACGATCACGCACACGATCGAGGGCAAGCCCTCCACGACGCCGCCGGTCTAGGTCATGGCTACCCGCATCAGCGCATTCGCGTCGCGGGAGCTGCGGGCCGTCATCGAGACGCTTCCGCGCCTCGACCGTGAGCTGCGCAAAGAGATCAGGACGCGCACGAAGAGCGCCGCGCTCGACATCTGGCGCCAGGAGGTCACCGAGCAGGCCACCAGCCCTCTCGACTTCGGCGTGCTGGTCAAGAGCGCCCGCGTGCGCGTCTCCGATCAGAACGTCACCCTCACCGCCGGCAGCGTCGGGCGGCCGCTCAGCGGCGGCCTGAGCCCCAAGGAGCACTGGTTCGCCGTCGAGTACGGAGCAGGGGAGAAGAGGACCACCTACACCCGCCGCAGCGTCCGCGGACGCACCTACCAGTCCACTCGCATCCAGAACCGCGGCCTGCCCGCCCGCAACGAGAAGGGACGGGTCCTCGGACCCGCCGCTGACCGCAGCATCAAGCGCGTCGCGGCGCTCTGGATGCAGACCACCGCCCGCACCATGTTCGACGCACTCGAGGGGAAGCTCTGATGGCCAAGGCCTACACCCTCAACATCGCCGCCGACACGCGCGCCGTGAAGACGGCCGTCGACAAGGGCCTGATCGAGCCGATGGAGGACGCCCTCGACGTGCTCGAGGACATCGGCCGAAGCCGCGACCTCGACAAGCTCGAGAGCCAGGCGGAGGACGCGCAGGATCAGACGGAGAAGCTCAAGAAGGAGTTCTCCGAGCTCGCGACCGAGATTCGGGATACGGGCCGCAAGGCCAAGGGTGACTTCGGCGACAAGATTCGCCGCGCGACGGACGACGGCTCCGAGGGCATGAAGGAGCTGAAGGACGAGGGCTCGGGAACCGCGAAGGAACTCGCCGCATCGTTCGACGGCTCGATGGAGTCGATCTCGGGTGGCATCCAGGAGGTCGCCGCGAACGCCTTTTCCGGGTTCGGCCCGGCCGGTGCCGCAGCGGGCATCGCCGCCGCCCTCGGGCTCGGCGCGATCACGGCCGAGCTCACGAAGCAGCAGGAGGAAGCCGAGGAGACCAAGCAGGCCCTCATCGACATGTACAAGGAGGCGATCGACGAGGGCCGCAACTACCTCTCGGAGGCGCAGATTCTGGGCGCCGTAACCGACCTGCTCCTGAACACGGACAAGCAGGAGGAGTTCCGGAAGAAGGCCGCCGAGATCAACGTCGACGTCCTCACCTACACGCGCGCGCAGGCGGGCTCCTACGAGGACCTCCAGATCGTCATCGACAAGGCGAAAGAGGCAGACGAGGAGCGAGGCTCGGGCGCGGAGGTCAACTCCAAGCAGGCGCAGGCGGCGGCGCTGGAGGAGAAGAACGCCCTCGCACGGATCATCGCCGAGAACGAGGTCCTGATCGAGCAGCACGACGCCAACAAGCTCGGAGCGGAGGCAGTCGCGCAGGCCCGGGAGGACTCGGAGAAGCGCCAGCGCGACCAGATCGCCCGCACGCGCGCGACCGATCAGGCCCGCTACGAGGCCGCGGCGCGCGCCCGCGGCGCACTGGCCTCCGCCCCGCCCGTCGTCATCCCGGTCAGCTTCCAGGAGCCCGACGCGAACGCCGTCCGCTCCAATCTCCAGCGCAAGCTCAACAATCTCGGCCCGGTGCGCGTCGACGCCGCGGTCTACACCCGCAACGGAACCCCGGTGATCTGATGAGCCTGAACATCATCCACCAGCTCACCGACGACTACATCACGCCCACCCTGCTCCAGACGCGATCGAGCAACCGGGCCTCGCGAACCGTCGCCATTCCTCTCGCCAACTCCTCAGACCATCTGCTCCTGCTGAAGCCCGCCGCGCGCCGGAATGGAGAGCACATCCTGTTCTTCGACGACGAGGAAGACGCCCTCGAAGCGGTCGCGATTCTCAGCACGATCGGAACCTTCGAGCTGGTCTACGACGAGGTCCCCGCCTGGGAAATGCTATTCGCCGTCGTCGGCGAGATCGAGCTGTCTCAGGATGAGGAGACGCTGGTGCACTGGACTGTGCGCGTCCCGTTCCAGGAGGTCGCATCGTGACGCGCATGATCGCCTCCGACATCAGCGTCCGCCTCGTCGACGGCGAGGACGACCTGAAGGTCCTGCCCGGCTCCAGCCTCACGCTCGACGAGGCGTGGTCGCCCTACATCCAGGGCTCGATCGTTCTCGCCGACCTGCCCTCGACGCTACTCTCATCCAGCTCGAACACGGAGTTCCGGGTGCGACTGAAGACGCGCGTCGGCGACGTTCTGCAGCACGCCTCAGACCTGTCAGCCATGTTCGCCGGCGGAACCGCCGCGGACGTGAGCGCCGCGTGGCAGGGGCTCACCGGAGCCGACATCAGCGCAACGCCCGGACGTAACTGGAACGCCGACGCACTGCTCGACCCGACCGGGATCGACCTTCACCTGTATGGGGAGAGCGCACGCCAGAACGACGACGGAACGTGGACTGTCACCGTCGAGTCCGTCGAGGCGCGCCTGTTCGAGCAGATCATGACCGCCGACGTCACCCTGACCGCGGGCACCGTCAGCGACCTCGTCGCACAGATCGGATACACGGCGATCGGCGAATGGGTCCCCATCCCCGACGTCTACAAAGAGGGCGCCGTCCCCGCGGGACTCGACAGTGCAGCGCCCGAGGCCCTAGTCGTCCCGTACCTGGCAGGCGACAAGCCCTGGGAGGCCCTGGACGGAATCCTCAAGTGGAGCAACCTGCGCATGATGCCCGGCGCGATCGTCGACGCCGACTGGACCGCCTCCGGCGAGATCACACTCCGCGACGACCTCAACATCATCAGCGGCCAGCTCTCCGAGGACCGCTCGCAGTGGGCGCGGCGCATCCTCGTGCTCTTCGATCGCACCCGCACGCTCGCGGGCAGGCCGGCCTACATCTACGACGGCCTCGCGCCGGGCGAGGTCGGCACGCCCGCCACCGAGAAGACCCTCCCAGTCCAGCTCGACATCGGCTCACCGTTCCCCGCCGGAACCACGATCGCCCCCGACTTCGTGCGCCCGATCCGCATGCGTGCTGTGGCCAGGTCCCGGTCGCTGCAGATCGAGGCCGTCGCGGACTACCGAGCGACCCCCCGCCGCCCGCTCGACATCCACCTGGACTTCGAGACCGACTACACCGCCCGCGTGCAGTCGGTGACCTTCAACCTCGACGACGCCACGATGACCCTGTCGTGCATGGACGTGACGGAGCTGATCCTGTGAGCACCCTGCCGAACCCCGACGCCAACGACATCGGCCGCTACGACGGCACGGTCGGCATCCCCGCCGACCCGGTCGACGGATTCCCCGACTACCAGAACCTCGCCATCGACGACATCTCCGCCGCGATCAGCCGCATCAAGGCGGAGAACACCGACTACGACACCGGCGCCCCCACGCTCGCCGCTGGGTGGAACACGCCCTCGCAGCACATCCTTCGGCGCCGCAACGGGATCGTCATCTACCGCTTCAACGCCTTCCGAACGGCCGCGCTGGCCGCGAACGGGGTGATCGCGGACATCCCGGCCGGGTTCCGCACCAACAGCATCACCTGGTTCGTCGCCCACAACGCCACCACCGGCGACCCGATCCTCATCTGGTACGACCCCGCCACGCATCAGATCAAGTCCCGCACCACGATCCCCGACGCCGAGGCGATCGCGCTGAGCTCGATGTGGGAGGCCGTCTCGTGAGCGGCAACGGAGACGTGATGGCGCTCGTGCAGGTGCAGGGGCCGATCGTGCTCGAGCCCGCCACCGCTGGGGCCTACCTGAGCATGAAGGCCGCCGCCGCGCGTGAGGGCGTGAACGTGGAGATTCCCACCCCGGCGGGCGGGTACAGGTCGCTCTACATGCAGCGCGACATGCACGAGCGCCCCTGGGCGTACAACCTCGACCCGCGCTCGAGTGTGCAGCTCGCGCCTGTCGGCTACTCCACCCATGGATGGGGCGACCGCGTCGACATCATCGTCGGTCGCGCCCGCGAGTGGGCGATCGCGAACGCGCACCGCTTCGGGTTCGAGCGGGAGTTCGGCGACGCCGACCCGGGGCACTTCAAGTTCATCGGCGGCGGCTTCGCCGGCGACATCACCGAGCCGATCCCGGCAGAGCAGGAGGACGACATGAACGGCTTCTACATCCACGCCGACAGTGCAGGGCCGAAGTACTACTTCAGCCCCGCCACGGGGAAGGTGCGGCTCATCCCCAGCGACGAGTGGTCGTTCCTCCGGGCGCTCGACGTGACCCGGGGAGGGATCGACATCAAGCTCGTGCTCGTCAGTCAGAGCTGGCTCGACAAGGCGCTCGCGCTCGGCTGAAAGGCACACATGACCGCTGCAGACGAAAACCGCGACCAGATACTCACCGAGATCGGCAACATCAACACCAAGCTCGCCGTCCTCACCGAACGCATCGACTCCTGGAAAGAGCACGGCGAACGCATCAGCCGCCTCGAGCTGACTCAGGCCCGTGGGGCCTGGGTGCCCGTGATCTTCATGACGATCGTCTCGGCCATCGTCACCGCCGTCATCCTCACCGCAATCAGATAGGAGAGCATCATGCTCAGCAGTCACCCCACAGCACGGGTCGTCCTCTACGTCGCCGCCCTCATCGCCCAGATCGTGTCGTTCTTCGTCGCGATCACCAGCCCCGAGCTCGCGGCGGCGTTCGTGTCGACCTCCACCGTCCTCGGCGCGGCCGCGGCCGGCACGGCTCTCAGCAACATCGACCCCGCTAGGGAGCGCTGATGGATGCACCGGCAGAGGTCCCCGTCGTCCTCGTCTACGCAGGAGACGACGCCACGATCGGCACCTACACATTCACCGAGAACGGAACGCCGATGGACCTCTCGGCGTGGACATTCCGCGCCGAGTGGCGCGGAAGCCTGACCTCGTCGACCGCCGAGACCCTCGACGTCGACACCAGCCTCGCCGCCACCGGCACCCTCGTCGTCTCCGCCGACGCGGCCGTCACGAGGGCGATGGGCGCGAACGGCTACTGGGACCTCGAGGGCGAGCTCGCCGGAGAGATCAGGACGTTCGTCTACGGCCGCACGAAGTACCGAGAGGACGTCACCCGTGTCTGAAGTCATCGTTCAAAACCAGAACCCCCAGGTTGTCCAGATTCGCAACCTCCCGGGCCCGCAGGGGCCTCCCGGCGCAGCGGACGACGGCGACGTCGCCGCGGCGGTCACGTCCGGCCCGCTCACGACTGCGGCGCTCAATTCCACTTACGAGCCGCAAGCCGAGCGCGGCCTGCGCACCTTCCATGCCGCCCTCGGCCAGCGCCAGGACACCCCCGTGAAGATCATGGGCCTGGGCCATTCCTTCATGGAGGGCCAGGGGGCAACGGAGAACGCCAAGCGCTGGTGGGAACGCTTCCAGCAGATCATGCGCAACCGTTACCCGATGTTCGACGGCACCACCCCGAAGGGCCGCGGCTACATCCCGTCGTTCTACGTGGGCAGCACCCTCACCGATCCCGTCATCGGCGGCTCCGGCAGCTCTACCGTTCAGGTCAACGACTACGCCCCCGGTGGCCGAAGCCTGTTCATCCCCGTGGGCCGCACCCTCACGTATTCGCTCGTCGGCACCAAAGCGCGCATCCTCTACACCAAGGGGCCTTCGACGGGCACGATGACGATCACCGTTGACGGCACCCCGCAGACCTCAGTCGCGACCGCAGGCGCGAGCGTCATCGAGGGCAACTGGGTCGACGTTCCACTCGGAGCGAGCGGCGCGCACACGCTGGTCATCGGCGCGACCGCGGCCGCGATCTACGTCGGCGGCGTCGAGGAGTACGACGGCAACGAGACCAAGGGCTTCCAGTTCATCGAGGCGGCGCGCACCGGCTGGAAGATCAGCGACATGCACCCGATCCTCGACCAGAACTTCTGGAACGTCGGCCCGATGGATCTCTACATTTGCGAGTTCGGCATCAACGAGTGGACGGCTGGGAATGTCAGCCCCGCGACGTTCAAGACGAACCTCGATGGGCTGGTGGCACGCATCCGCGAGCAGTCGGCGTTGGCGTCGATCCTCTTCGTGATCGACTATCAGAACCTCGGAACGTACACCTACACCTGGGATCAGATGGCGCAGGTCTACTTCGACACCGCCGAGTCAGACCTCAACATCGCCGTTCTCGACTTGCGCAGGCGGATGCCCAACGCAACGACCGCAGCGGCAGGGCTGGGCCTCTCAGTGTCAGATGGTCACCCGTCCGACAAGGGGCACCTTGCCTACGCCGAGACGATCGCCAGCTTCATCGAGCCGCGCTGATGTACTCAGCGAGAGAGGCATCCCAGCGGGCCGCGATCTCTTCGGGGTCGGAGATGGGCACGCCGCCCATCGACTCGGCCACGCCCTCGTTCTGGCGCGCCTCAACGTACTCGGCAACGAGTTCGAGCAGGTCTCGTGATGTGGTCATTGCGTCATCGTAGCCGAGCGTCCGTCACGACCGGTTAGGTTACGCAGCGAACAGGGCCGCGGCGCGGAGCTCGTCGGCCTGCACGTCGGCGTAAATCTGCGTCGTGGAAACGCTGGCGTGGCCGAGGAGCCTCTGCACGATGATGAGGTTCCCGCCTGAGCCGCGCAGCGCTTTCGTCGCGAACCGATGCCGGAGCGTGTGGGCCGTGTGGCCGGGGAGGGCTCGGCTGATGAGCTTGCTCACGTAGGCGGCGGAGATGTGGCCGTCGATCTTGCCGGGGAACAGCCATCGGTCCGCGTCGACGATCATGCGCGCTAGCTCGTCGCTGATGGGGACCTCGCGCACGCGGTCGCCCTTGCCGAGCACGGCGAGCACGCGGGAGCCGCGAGGCCCTCCCACGTCGTCCCGGTGGACGGTGGCGATCTCGCAGCACCGGAGACCCGCCAGGGCCGCGAGGAGCACCATGCGCCGCGTGCGCTCGTCCGCCCGCAGGAGGCTCTGGGCGAGCACGTCGTCGGGTGTCGGGCGCGGGAGCCCGCGAGGCGCCTGAACGGCGGGGAGCGCGGCGGCAGGGTCACGCGCGATCCGCCCAGAGGCGTGCATCCATCCGTAGAAGGACCGGATCGTGGAGCGGACGGCGCGGCGGTAGGAGTTGCCCCAGTCGTCGTTGCCCAGGTGCGCCAGGAGACCGTCGAGGGTGGCCTGCTCGGGCGCGCATCCGAGGAAGTTCCCGAGGCGCCGCAGGTGGTAGTTCCGCAGCTTGCGGGTGCCGGAGGGTCTGCCGGCCGCGCGCATGTGGGCGTCGTAGGCCTCGAGCGCGTCTTCCCAGCGCTGTGGCGTTTTGACAGATGTTCGCATAGGGGTAACCATGCTGGTTTCGGCATGCATCGACACGCCCCCAGTGCTGGGACTTGTGCGCCTCATCGTGGCGGACAGTCCTCGAGATCATGGTCACGGCCCTGCTCGCATCGGCAGATGTGAATGCGCACTCCGTCGTGCCAGCAGGTGTGCTCAGGCATCGGCAGGGCCGGAAATCGGCGAATGTGGGGCGGGCCAGGCATACACATCCCACGCCCCGTCGAAGCCTCGCGCTTCTCGCACCGCGGCCTCCGCGAGCTCGGCAGAATCCGCCTCTACCTGGCCTTCGATCGAGTAAGCGCCCACGTCGATCACGCCCAGATTCTCGGCGTCTCGGTCGGCGTCGTGCGTGGCGCTCCAGTTCCAGATGCTCATGCACCCGACCCTAGAACGTCCGAATCCGGGACGGGCTGGCGCTCCACGAAGTAGCGCTGGAAGCCCGCCCGATCGACCCCGACCATGCGCCAGCCCTCCCGCGCTTCCTTCTCGCGGTCGCGCTTCCTCGGCGTGAAGTCAGCCCACGCCGCCTCAGCAGTCGCGGCGCAGATCGAGCCGTCGCGCCGGACAGCGATCATCGACCCATCGGCCACGCCTTCGGGGTTCACGAGCAGCCAGAAGTCGGGCAGTTCGATTGTGGGCATCAGTCCTCTCCTGTCTCTGAAACCAGTGCATTGCGCACGTAGCCGAGGGACTCGAGGAAGGGCACGCCCGCCTCGTTATCGACCGTGCACGGGCGCCCGCTCGGGCTCGTCATGGCGATCATGCGGCGGCGCTCCGCTGGGGGTGCAGAGCGCCGCCGCTCGGGTTCGGCGACGTGGGGGGCGTCGCCGCTGCCGCCGTGCGGAGGGGGAGCCTCACGACGGGAGCCAGGTAGGTCGGGTCCTCGCGCTCGCCGCAGTAGATGCATGCGCCGGCACGGAAACAGTGGGTTCCGGGTTCAAGTCCCGGGGGGTGTACCAACCACTCAAGCGGCACGCCCGTGCGCATCGACCACAGACGCAGCGTCTGCAGGTTCGGCGTGATCCGGTCATTCATCCATGTGCTCACGGTGGCCGGAGCGACGCCGAGGTAATCGGCCATCTCGTCACGCGAGATACCAGCGAACTTGAGCGCTCGCTTCAGGCGATCGCCCTGCGTGAAGTCCCAGGGCACGCGCTCTTCCTTGGTGGCTGTCTGCAACATGGCTACACCTTCTCATAACGTTACGCGGTGCGCAAGAGACCGGGCGTGTTGGGTTGGCGGGTTACCTAACATTGTGAGATGGTAGAGCCATGTCAGACTTCCTCACTACCGCTGAAGTCGCAGAGCGCCTGGGCGTGTCGCCGTCAGCGATCTCCTACCGAGTCCGAGCAGGGACGCTCACACCCGCCATGAAGATGCCCGGCAAGCGAGGAGCCTTCCTCTTCGACCCCACGGAACTCGAGCAGGCGAGCGCCGAATGAACCGCCGCTCGAGTTTCCAGCCAAGGCGCATGCGATCGCCGTACCTCAACGGTTGGTACATCGCATGGTGCATCAGCATCGGTGCGCTGCTCGGAGCGCTCGTGGTGGTCGCACTGTGAGCGTCGAGACGATGGCGATCGCGCTCAACCACAGCCGTGCCCAAGGTAGCGCGCGCATCGTTCTCATCGGCATCGCGAATCACGACGGCGACGGTGGCGCCTGGCCCAGTGTGGCGACCCTCGCTCGCTACGCGGGGATCACAGCACGCAACGTCCAGAAGGCTCTCACGAAGCTAGAAGAGCTCGGGGAGATCAAGCGCATCACGCAAGCCGGCGGAACGAATTCGATGCCGGATCACACCCGTCCGAACCTCTATCGCGTGACGCTCCGGTGCCCGCACAACTGCGACCGCACGAGCCGCCATCAGGTCGGTAAGACCCTGTCGTTCGACCCCCTGTCGCCAGCGACACCCCCTGTCGGTACCGACACCCCCCCGGTGTCGCTGGCGACACCCGAACCATCCTCTAACCACCCACAAGATCAAGAAGAGCGCACTGGTTTCAGTACAGGCGCGCGATGCAAAGACGGACACCCCATCACGATCGAGGGACGCTGGTGCTACCTCGGCGATCTAGCAGCAGAACGCGTCAGCGCATGAGCCCATACGTCGTCCCCAACCTTGCCGAGCGACTGGCCGAGCGTGGCGAGCAGATCGAGTACCTCCACCGCGCGGGATTCACTGCCTACCGCATCGCGCAGACCCTGAACCTGCCCATCCGCAATGTCCGAGCCCGCATCTACCGACTGGAGGCTCAGCGATGAGCGTTCGTCCCGAGCACGCCACGATCTCAATCGCCCACGACCTCCAGGAGGCACAGCACCGCCTCGCATCCGCAGCAGAGCTGATGAAGGGCAAGGCCGCACGCGAGCTGATCCTGCAGGCCACCCGCACCCGCCGCATCCGCCGCATGTACATCGAAGGCGAGATCAGCAACGGCGTCGCACAGGCCTTCTCAGAGGCGGCCAACCTCATCGCCACTCAAGCTGAGCGAGGGCAGCGATGAAGCTCAGTGCAGAGGAAGCCGCGATCCTGCCCTGGCTCGCGCTGGCCGCATGGTTCGTGTGGGCATGGATGGAGACCCGAGGAGGTCGCGATGAGTCAGCATCACAGGGACCAGAAGTGGACTACGCACTCACCGAAGCTCAGGGAGCAGCACAGCGCTACGCTACCTCGTCCGTGCATCGACTGCGGACGGATGGTCACCCGCGAGGACTCCTGGCAGGTAGGCCACATCAGAGCGGCGATGAACCGCGGTGCGCCGACCTTCTCGAACACGGGGCCTTCGCACACGAAGTGCAACAACTCGAGCGGCGGCAGGATGGGCGCGCGCGTCGTGAACTCCCGACGTCGTCGAGCGCAGGACATCCGTCCGTGGTGAGTCGACGATGACGATGACGGCCGGAGTTTTTGAGAACGCGTCCGTAC